CTTGGTGGCGTGACCGTTCAGGTTTAGAAAGTAAGCCAGGTTTATTGACATTCACAGTTGGTGAAGATTTAGACCCACGCGGAGATATTAGCGTAATTCAGACAAAATTATAAATAAAATTTAGTTAGGGCTTCTTTCGGGAAGCCCTTTCTTTTTTCTTGTTTTCTCTATCTGCATGATAAGCCTCAACAGCATTTGCGCTAGAGCGTCCACGCCAAGCAAAACCGCATTCGGTACAAGTAACTACTTTTGCACGAGTCCAACGTCCACCTGGTGGAAGTTTTTCAATGGACGTTGATAATTTACTAGGGCGAGCAGTGCAGTAAGGGCAGTTTGGCGGACGGTTACGTTTACGTTCTTCACCGTTGTAAGCCACAGAGAGCGCTCTACGGAGTTCAATCTCGTCTTTGCCTCCCCAGATACCCCAAATCTCTCTGTGCTCTAGAGCCCACTGTAGACAGTCTTTACGGACAGGGCAAGAGAAGCATAAGTTTTTTGCTTCATTTCTTTCGACAGAATCCTTGGAGTGGAACCATTGCATATATTTTTTGTTTTCTGGTTTTGCGCAAAGGGCATCGCGTTGCCAGTTAAGACTAATAGCAGGTTTCCACATAGAACACAATTATATTAAAATATACAAAAGAATAGCAGACAGACACGCTAGAAATCTACTAAAGTTACCTTTTTTATTTCTTCTACCAAATCTCCATACTCTGTATAACCTTCCGAATCACAGATACTAAGTTCAGAGTCAGTGTCTGTAATTCCAGCATATATATGGGTAACAGATGCTTTTGAAAGCATATTAAAACCATCAAGCAAAGAGTCAGCAATTCCATCTCTTTGAAGGCAAGATGCTAAAGCCCTTAATACAACATCTTCATCTAAAGACACGTGGTCAACTGTATAAAAAACCATACTGTTTGGATGGAATTCATCGTAACCTAGTCCGTACCACTCTTCCCAGAGGGATTGACCAACTCTAGAATCCTTCATCAAAAGCCTCGTCATCATCTCCAAGAGACATAACAAAATTGCTTTCTAGTTCATCGTCTTCTAAAAAGTAAACTTCTTTAGGATTCATCATTTGAAATATTCCAGCAACAGTAATTGAACCACACATACAGCAGGTTTCTACTGATTCAGTGTTTACTTTTTCGGGAACATCAACACTGATTAGTTTCATTAAAATTTGACCCTCTTCGTTCATGCTCTCTGGTTCCCAGAGAATGTGGTCATCTAAATAACATAGTTCACACAACGCCATTGGTCTAAGGGCTTGTTCTGCTGACATCTCTAGGACCTCCTGAGGACTATGTGAAACAGTCTACAGCACCTTAAAATTAGTTATAGTCCGCAAAGGTATTCTTTTTTGACTTCTTATAGTTGCTAGTTCTTTAGGAGATAGACCACCCCAAACACCAAAAGTTTCGTGATGAATACCCCACTCAGCACAGTCCTTTATGTGAATACAGTTAGAGCACAACCTTTTAGCCAAATGCACGTTAGTAAAATTTGTGTCTATTTGTTCAGGGTCATCTTCGTCTGCAGAATAAAAAAGGTCTCCGCCAACTTCTCTACAAATAGGACTTTCAAATTCCCAAGGTTCACGAAGTTTTTTACTCAAGACCGTCCCGTTTCTGTTTTTAAAAAATCACTTACTACTTTCTACACTACCTACTTCAAAACCGCAACCAGCATATCCAGCAATATCAATCCATGTGTCAGGTTGGAATCCAGACTTTGAAGCGTAACGTGCCAACTTTAAACCAACCATCATCATAGCAACGTCTTCTGAAGAAATTTCTGCTCCAACAATTACAGACCAAATTTTTGCAATGCGAGTAAAGTTTTCTTCTGGACCGCCATACTGTAAATCTCTATCTCCAGAAATAATTTTTGCTGCTTCACGTAGAGCCTCTACACGGGGAAGAACATTTTGCTCTTGAGGAACTTGCTCAGACATCTCTACCTCTTACTATTACGGTCGCTTCGTAGTCGTTATCAGCAGACATATCTACATTTTCAACTACACTAATTTCATAATTAAATTTTGATTTTACTTCATCTATATCTAATTGAAAAAAATCAGAAATTCTATGCTCGGCAACTTCCATAAGTTCGTCGTGACTATCAGCGTAAACAGTGAATTTAAGAGTTGTTACAATGCTCATAGGACCGCAACTAGTTTTTCTAACTTATATGGAGAGTAGTGAGAGCCATCTAATACTGGTTCTTTTCCGTCTGTAGTTTTTATAATTATGTCTCCATAACGAACGGCTACTACACGACCACGTCTGCCGTTATGGAGTTGACCTAGTTCTCCTTCAAATGCATCTGCCATGACACGGACTTCATCTCCCACTCTAATAAAACCGGGACGCGCTGCTTCCCAAACTTCATCTGAAGGGGACTCAACAATAGAGACGCTACAAGAAAGAAGAGAAAATAGTTGAGCAACTACGTAGTCATTTTTATCTTCGTGATTTAATGTTGACCAAACTTCTAGTAGTTTTACAACAGAAATTCCAACGTCAACAGGAACTTTTGCTTGCTCTAATTGGCTCTTAGCCCAATTAGTGTCTAGTTTTTTCATATACATACCTCGCTAGTTGTTTTAATTTTAGTGTATTAGTCGTTAAATATTGCTGACGAAACTCTCTCTAAAGTTTCTTCATAAGTATTAATTGCTTTTTTGTAGTCTTTTTCCTGACTTATAGCAAGTTGAACCCTCTGGGAGTCAGACATATCTTCAATAGCATGACCAAGAACAGACCAAGAGTCCCCAAGATAGGATGTGTATCTCCAATCAGACACCACAGGGGTCTTAACGCACAAGGATTGAGCAAGATTTACTGACCACCAAGGCTCATCATTTTTATATACTGAAATAAGAGAACCAATAGATTTGTTTAAATTAGATAAAACTGAAGAGTTACCTGCAGTTTTTGAGACAACCATAGGAGAGACTTCTCTAGATAAAGTTTTAGATATTTTAGATACCCAAGGAGTCTTGGTGTCATAAGACCAGCCAGAAACGTCTGACTTCATATACAAACCAGTGCTATTAAGATTCTTAAAAGTAATAGAGTCTAGGCACAATGGCTCTACTAAATCATCAGATAAATTAGATATGTGATTAGTGACATTAGAATTTTTAAACCAAGGAAAAGAAGGAACTATAGTAGAGTTCCAATTATTTTTATATAAATTATCTACTACAGATTGAAGCCTTTCTAGTTCTTTGTGCTTGCTTGCATTAGAGAACTCGCTTCTACGAGAATAAAAATTTTTTACTAAGTCATCTGGATTCTGAGAGATAGCCCTGATACCGTTCCACAACTTATGAGGCTCTGGAGCATCAACTAAATACTTTAGATTAGTTACAGACTTAGCCCTATCAATAACTGACAAAGCACCATATAAACGATATGCAGTAATACTTGTAGGGGCTGTAAGACCAACAACAACCGTGTCATATTGACTTAAATGCGCCTCTGTAAGTCGCATTGATGGCGTGTCCCAAACAACCTCGTGACCTGCTTCGGTCAAAGATTGAACAAGCAAACCAGTGAATGTAGGAATTTTTTTAGCAACAGAAAAAGAAGTCTGAGCAGAACTACATCCAGTGATAAGGACTTTCATATTTATAACCTATCTTGTTTCTATAGTTTGTGAACTAATAAGAAAACCTTCCAACTTTCGTTGGAAGGCAATCTTACTAAGCCAAAGACTTAGAACGGTGCTGACGGCGCAGCAGGTGCTGGCGCTGGAGCAGGTGCTGGCGCTGGAGCAGGTGCAGGAGCAGGTGCTGCCTGAGCCTGTTCTGCAGCCCAAGGGTCTGTAGTAGGGGTTGCTGACTGAGCAGAGAAGTAACGCTTAATTTCGTTCTTCTTATTGCCTTGCCATACACGACTACCAACCTGTGCACGGAATGCACGACCGCGAAGAGCCTGTTCAATTTGAGCATTGCTTGGACCTTGGTCAAAGAAATCTTTGCCAATACCAAGTGCTGACATCTTCGAGAAGAAAATACCAAGTGCGCTTGGGTTGTCTGTAGTTACAACTAGGTTGTCCCAAACAAGACGCTTGTTGTGTGGTCCACCCTGAACTTCAGCCTTAACTGAGAACATAGTTTTACCTGATTGAGTTTGCTTTGCAACGCCCTCAAGGACTACCAAGTCGTAATCACCGTCTGGTAGTGGTTCGTATGATGATGTTTCTCCAGCCTCTTTAATGAGGTCTGACCAGTTTAAGGTACTCATACCTTATCCTTCTTTCTTTGTGGTTTTGGTAGCC